AGAGCGCAGATAAAGGAGATGAAGAATGGGAAGGCTAATAGACGCTGACAGACTCAAGGCACACTATTGCTGGTGGGCCGGTGGTAGTAAGGAGATGTCGATAGACGAAGCCAAAAAGACCTTCGATACCATCATCGATGTTCAGCCGACAGTAGATGCTAATCCTGTTCAACCAATTGAATTTGAGTGGTGTCATGATTGCAAAGAGTATGACCAAGATGCGCATTGTTGTCATCGATGGACTAAAGTAATCCGCAATACTGTTAACGACTTGAAGACACAAGGTTACGAGCTTGTGAGATATGGGCATTGGGAGATAGATAAGCGTGGGAATTGGGTTTGTAGTCTATGTGGAAACGGTCCATATCACGACAACATGAAGAACATGGACTACTGTCCCAACTGCGGAGCAAAAATGGAAAAAAGAGAGAAATGGCTTTTGTCATATGGGAGAAAGGAGAGAAGATGAGACTGATTGATGCGGAGAAGTTAGAAGAATATAAGGCAAGTGGCGTTTCGGAACTAACGGAATGGCAACAAGGGTGGAACGATGCTCTTGATTTTGTGATAAACGAAGTACCAACAGTAGATACTGAAAGGCACGGGCATTGGGATACAAAGTATTTGTCAGAGGATGAGGATTGGAGCGGAATAGAACATACGATAGGGCGGTGTTCCGTATGTAGGGGAAAGATTGACATCGCGGGGAAACGGATTCCGTATTTATACTGTCCGTTCTGCGGAGCAAAGATGGACGAGGTGGAAGATGAGTGAAGATCGCTGCGTGATGTGCGGAGAGATAATCCCAGAAGGCCGAATGATATGTCCAATGTGTGAAAAGGGCAGACGAGACACTTCCAGAACACGCATGATGCTTCGGTCATACAGGGACATGGAATGGAAAGCAAGGAACGCCGAACAGATAATCCGTGAATGTAATGACATGATGACGTCATTGGGTGGGTTCTCTGCCGGAGCAAAGGTACAAGGCGGAGGAAATACAAGGGAATCATTACTCGTCAACTGCATCGAACGCAAGACAAGAGTGGAAGCAGCGGTGAACTTCATGAAGCTTGTGAACGGTGCGATAGGGGCGCTGGATCCTAACGAGCGTGAGATCATATTCAACTTTCACATCGACCATTCAGGAATCGGATGGGTGTGCAGAACATATCATGTGGCAAAGACAAGAGCATACGAACTATGCGACAACGCATTAGCACATTTGGATAGCCTGATGTTCTAAAAGGGGGCGTTGATGGGGTTCTGGGTTTATGAGCATAAAAACAAAATAAACGGAAAGCGTTATATAGGGATAACGATGCAAAAACCGGAAGTGAGGTGGAAAAGAGGCTCAACGTACAAAGGCAATCAATACTTTTATAGAGCGATTGAGAAATATGGATGGGATGGCTTTGAACACAACATTCTCGAAGACAATCTAACAAAAGAGGAGGCGTTGGAAGCAGAACGGAAATATATAGCACAGTTCAAAAGCGCAGAGAGAGAGTATGGCTATAACATTGGACTGGGCGGAGAAGGCCAATTCAGCTTTTCGGAACATACAAGAGAAGCTATGAGACAAGCCGGAATAAAGAGAGCAAAACGACCAGGTGAAAAAGAAAGACGAACTGAAGCAGGTAAGAGGCAATTCGCTACGGAGGAGGCAAGAGAAAAAGACCGACAAGCACAGATTCAATACAACATGGAGCATCCTGAAAAGAGGCTGATCCTTGCAAAGCCAGTAAACCAATATACTCTGGACGGGCGATTTATTAAGCGGTGGGACTGTATAGCTGACATTAGAAAAGAATACGGAAGTTTTAATGCGAGTGTTCCACAAGCAACAAAACGAGGAAGAAAAACATCTCATGGTTATATGTGGAGATTTGCAGAAGGTGATGATGTTAGTGACATCGAACCTTATGTTCCGTCATATACTCACACCAAAGAGGTTTGTCAGTTTACACTTGATGGAGATCTGATAAAGATATGGAAGTCCACGAAGGAAGCTGCGGAGGCAATAAACAAAAGAAGCGGGAATATAATTTCGTGCTGCATTAATCAACGCAATAACGCATATGGCTATAAGTGGAAGTACAGAGAAGACTATGAAAGCGGAAAAAAGGCGGAAATTTTGCTTGACGATTGTCGAGAATGACTTGCTATTATAAACATGATCCAGATGATTCTCCTTATAGTCGAATGAGCAATCTCAAGGTTTTGTTCAATCCTTTCCGGAAGAGGGCCGACAATATGTCGGCTCTTTTTCGTTACACGGTACGCAGAGTGGGTTGGATGCTCTTAAGTAGCACAGGGGTGGGGTGCGAGGGCATAAGATGAAAGATTGGGCCGGTGTTCTTTACAACACTAAGAGGTGGCAAAGGCTACGTAAGTATATATGGCAAAGAGACAAAGGCTTATGTCAGGAGTGTTTAAAGAAAGGAATCATTAAGCAGGGTGAAGCTGTTCATCATATTGTTGAACTTACACCTGAAAACGTGCTGGATCCTGACGTGGCGCTAAATCCTGACAATCTTGAAACATTATGCCGAGAGTGTCACGGTGCAAAGCACGGAAAGCAGAAGCGCTACAAGATAGACGAACTGGGACGAGTAATCATTACTGAGCTGACTGCCCCATAGGGGTACCCCGTACCTTTAGCATTAAGGGGACACCGAGTGGCGCAGTCAAGTCGGCGATAAAGCACCCAAGAAACGAAGAAAGATGCCTAAAAAGCATAAAAAAAGCCAAGAAAACTGGATTTACACATATTACCAGGGAATCAATGATGGGACTTTTCTCGTTGGTACATTTATTCACCGGCTGTATGAGTATTTAGTGCAGGGACTCCAAGAAAAGGGGTTCTTTTTTGATGGCAAAAAGGCAAATAGTGCTATTGAGTGGATTGAATCGCACTGTTACCACACCGAAGGCGACCTCGCTCCGAGTTTGATCAAATTAGAGGTCTGGCAGAAGGCCATGATCTCCGCAATCTTCGGAATAGTAGACGAAAAGGGCAAGAGACAGTTTCGTGAAGTATTTCTCGTCATTGGACGCAAAAACGGCAAGAGTAAGTTAGCGTCATCGATTGCCGAGTATATGTTCCGAGTCGAAGGCGGATTCGGCACGAGGATATTCTGCATAGCACCGAAGCTCGACCAGACGGACATCATTTACAACGACATATGGCAGATGATTCAGCTGGATCCTGAATACCAGCTGATGAAGGAAGAGTTTTCCGTTCGAGATCATCACCGTATAGTCGGTGACAACTCTATGTTGCCGAGGCATAGAATGTCTGACCTTGCTATTCCGGCAACAAATAGCACGGTCAAGAAGATAGCGTTCTCGTCCAAAAAATCAGATGGGTTCAATCCGTCCCTGACGATATGTGACGAGGTGGCCTCATGGCAAGGTGACGCAGGACTCAAACAGTATGACGTCATGGCCTCCGCACGAGGCAGCCGTTCCGAGCCGTTGCTTCTGTCATGCACGACTGCCGGTTACGTGAATGACGGTGTGTTCGATTCTCTCATGAAACGGTCGACTCGCTTCCTTATGGGCGAATCTAAAGAAAAGAGTCTGCTTCCCCTGATATACATGATTGATGATCCGGAGAAATGGGATGACATAAACGAGCTGCGGAAATCAAATCCGAACTTGGGTGTGTCGGTCTCAGTGGATTTTCTCTTGGAAGAGATAGCAATTGCAGAAGGAGATCTTTCACGAAAGGTCGAGTTCCTTACAAAGCACTGTTGTATTAAACAGAACTCTTCGTTGGCTTGGCTTCCGTCAGAGGTAGTAAGCAAGGCCTTCGGAGATCCGTTGAATATAGAAGACTTCAAGTCGATGTATTGTGTTGCCGGGCTGGACCTTTCACAGACTACGGACTTGACGGCCTGTAATGCCGTAATTCAGAAAGACGGAGAACTATATGTGTTCAGCCACTTTTTCCTGCCAGGGGAAAAGATAGACGAGGCTACAGCGAGGGACGGCGTCCCTTATCAGATATATATCCAGAAGGGGTGGTTGACTCCTTCCGGACAGAACTTTGTTGACTATCAGGATTGTTTCGAGTGGTTTAGAAAACTAATTGAGGAGTACGAGATCCTTCCGCTTGTGGTGGGGTATGACCGGTATTCGGCTCAATACCTTATCAAAGATTTGGAAGCCTATGGTTTTAAGTGCGACTCGGTGTTTCAGGGGGAGAATTTATACGGTACCATGCTGGAACTTCAAGGATTACTTGAGGACGGTAAGGTCCACTTCGGTGACAATGACCTGATGAAAGCACATCTGTTAAATTCGGCCGTGAAGATGTCCGTGGAACGTGGACGAGGACGGCTGATTAAGATAAATCCCAATCTCCATATTGATGGTGTTGCGAGTTTGCTTTGTGCCATGACGGTGAGGCAGAAGTGGTTTGGAGAGTTAGGAGATCGCTTAGTAAATGAGGGGTAAAAATGGGACTGTTTGACGCACTGTTCGGAAACAGAAAACAGCCGAGAGGCGAATACAAAGGCGCCTTCAAAATGCTGAACGTGTATCAGCCAAGGTTCACCACCTGGGGCGGAAGCATATATGAGCAGCAGCTTGTGAGGGCAGCCATCAACGCAAGAGCTACACACATTTCAAAATTGG